GAAGAGCTGCGCGATCACTTCCTTGCCATTAGCGAAAGCTACCAGTCGGGGCAGAACCCGACTGACCTCCCGTCCCCAGAACCTTGGCAGCAGATCCAGCGCCAAACACTTTGTCGAACGTCTGTGGCGTAACGCGCCCAGCCTTCAACTCAGCTTCTGCATCAGCCGGAATAATCGGTTTCACGTTGACTGTTGGAGATCCAGACTGCTGTGCCGCTGCAACAGCGCGATCGATGTCAGAGCGAAGAACAATGCCAACACCAGGCACAGTCAAATAAGGCTCGGTCTCCTTGAATGCCTTCTCGTAAATCCGAGCACCTTCTTCATCCTGCGCCAGTGCGCTGACAATGAGTGACTCCTGCAGCTTCGGATTGTCCGAATACTGCTGATAAACGCTTTTCATGTCCTGCAGCTTCTGAACCAGCTGCGGGTTGTCAGCAGCTGCAGCAATGCGCTGATCGATCAGGCTGATGACCGTATCAGGCTTCTTGTTGCGATGCGCCATAAGCGCTTCACCTGCCAGAGAGCGAATAACTGGACGCTCGGCTGCGTTTGCACCTTTCTGGACGGCATTGATCTCCTGCTGATACTCAGGATACTTCGCCATCAAAGCCTTATAGCCATCTGGAGTGGGATTCTTCACCCAGTTGGAGACTTCCGTTCCGAAGTTGGCAAGACGCGTCTGCTTATCAGTCTCAGCCTGAGCGCGTGCGCGATCGGCTTCGACCTGCTGCTGACGCTGCCCAAGCTGAACACCAGACAGGAATGTCTCGCCTGGCGATGGGATCTTTAGCGTGTAGTCATACGGCTGTGCCATGAATCACCTCAGAATATCTTTCCGAAGCCAGGCTTGCCAGCTCCATACGCCATGCCTGCAAATTGCAGCGGAAGTGATGCAAGATTGCCCCAAGCCTGACCAGCGCCGAGGGCTGCACCAGCCTTTGCCTGACCGGCTTGGCCGAGAAGATCGGCAATATTTCCTGCAGCAGTCATTCCAGCCGATCCAACGCCAGCAGCAGATTGCTGCCCAAGCGTAGTGAGACCACCAAGACGCTCATACTGCTGCGTCAGAAACTGATTCAGCAAACCGGGACGAAACTCAGCCAATGCACCTTGCACATTGCCGCCACGCAGACCGCCAGTGGCCGATGCTTTCTGTAGGATAGCCTCTTCACCTTGGCGTGCCAAAGCCTGAAAGATCGGACTTTGTTCCTGTTGCTGCACATAGGCAGCTTGCGCCTCTGGCCCTGACAATCCAAGCGCAGCCATCTGGGCTTGAAGTGCTGGACCACCAACTGCAGCATAAGGCTCAAGGCGACGAGCCAGTTCCTCGCGGGCAGCGCGCTGTTCAGCGACACCAGCCATCGCCGCCTGTTCTTGAGCTTGTCCAGCGCTCTTGGCCGCACCAGCACCAATGGCAGAGGATGCAATGCTGCCAACGCCAGCAACAACCGCTGTGATCGGATCAGGCATGAGACATTTCCTTCATGTATTCCTCAAGGCTCTCGCCATATAGCTTTAGCACCGCGTGGCCGATATCCATTGCAGCCTGCACACCATGCTCGATCTGCACCGCAGCAAGCACCAAGTCGTAATATCCAGCGCGCCAAACAAAGCTGGTGGCGCAAGCACCGCCATCGCGTTCAACCATATCCGATGCCTTCCACTTGAACACCGCAATGCCCATCAGCGGTATCAGGATGTGCGCGTTGCGCTGATAGAAGCCATTTGACGGCAGTCCGACCAATGCGTTCCAGATGGCTGCATCAAGATCATCACGATCAATCGCACCGCCATCAGCAATATCGTCGAAAAGCTGGATGACTTCCCAAAGCGCAATCAGCCAGTCGGATGCTTCTTCCGAGAGACTGAGCGTCTCGGTAAAGTTCCGCCTGAGCCAGTATTTGGGTGAGCCGTCCTGCGTCATTCAAACCCCTTTAAGGTGAGCCACCGGCTGCTCAATGACGCTCGGTGGCTGCACCCTATCATAATCAATCTTCAAATTCAAACTCACGCTCTTCCCATGCCTGGCATGAGCGCAGATCGTGGCAGATGAAGTCGAACTTGGTGCAATAGCCACGGAAGCCAGCATCAACGTCCCAAGCATTCCAAGGGATCTTGTCCATCTTGGCCTGCATCAGCGTGGAGTTGTCGTAATATTCGCAGTTGGAGCAGCGGCGACGACGAGCCTCGGTCTCATCGACCTGCATCGCCTTGCCAAGCGCACGCCAGTATTCGGAATTGGCACCGCGCTCGTTGCTTGGCTTTTCCGGGCCAAGCATCCAGTCATCGATGACGGTCTGCGTGTTCTTCTTGTTCTGGGCTGGCGTGATAAACGGCTCACTTTCGCGGATGCCGCCAAAACCTCCCATGATGATCATTGGCTTTTTCATTATCTCACGAGCCTCCCAGATGCACGGATGTTGATCGCTGACGCAGTGCCAGCCAGAGTTGAGATGAATCCACCAGCAGGCAGCACATGACCGACCAGCTCAGGGAAGGTATAGGTCTCTGCTGGCTGCAGCGTCTTTGTCTTGACGATCAAGTTGTCATTGCCAGTCGAACCGCCAGAGGCAACCAGGTTGACGCTAATCGTGGCGGCAGATGCGCTGTAATTGGTCGCGGTGAACTTATCGATGATCGTCTGCACGCCAGTTGAGGTATATTGCGTGGTCTGCGCGTTCTCGGCAGTCTTGGCCGGAATGATGTTGCTGATGGTTACGGCCATTGCTCTGGTCCTACACTATGCTCGTGATGATGCCGTTAACGACAGTGACGGTCTTTGGCGGCACATCTGCTGTAGTGAAGCTACCAGAAGCACCGACATTTTCCAATGCCATCGTCCCAAGGCCAAGGTTGGTCCTGACTGCAGACGGTGCCTTGTTCTCCCAGCGGCTGTTTGCGCCGATATAGACTAGCATATCCTTGTCAGTCAGGCTGGTGATCTGGACGTTGCTATCGGTTCCGCCCAGGACAGAGCCAGCCGTGACGCGGATCACGATGGATCCGTTGTTGGCTGCGTTGGTCACAGCAGCGACCTGCACCTTGACGTTTGGCGCAACAGGCTCGGTCTTGGTCAGACCACCAGTAACAGCGGGGTCATACCAAAGAATGTCGCCATCGCTGAATGCAGAGGTGTTGATGCCTTTCAGGGATCCATTGGTTTGGACAAGGCCGAATCCGTTGTTGGCAATGCTCTCAGCGGCAATGCCCATGATATAGCTGCCGTTGGTCACGCCAGTTGCAGGCTTGCCCTTGACCACGCCTGATGCGCCCACAGCGCCATCAAACATGATCACCTGGCCCTTGGTGATCGCAGCCGATGCCTTGATGTAATAGAACAGATCCTCGTTGACGCGGCCAAGCACGTTAGGAGTCATCTGCACGCCAAGCGTGGTGCCGCCATCCCAATAGAGACTGCCGACAGCCGTTGGGATAACCTCAGGCGCATCATCGAACGTCAGCCAGGGAAGATTGGCCTGCTGCAGCGCAGCCATCGTGCCAAGCTCCGCACGCGGCGCTGTATCGACAAGAGATAGCAGCTCAGCCAATGCCGCGATTTGCGCCAGTGCATCATTGGCAGCTTCGCCAGCGTTGCCAGCCGAGATAATGATCGCTGGAATCTCGTTATTGGTATTGTTATCGACCGTGCCAAACAGCTTCTCGAACTGCTTGATCTGCTCGAAGTCCTGCAGGAACGAGGCAAGCTGATCTCGCGTTAGGCCGAGTTTGATAAGTGCCATTAGAACGCCAACGGCTCAATAGCCGCCTCTAGCCTGGCAAACGACATATGTGCGTCTGAGGTGCCTTGGAATCGCTGCATACGCCAATTGCGCATCCATCCCTGCTGGAACCAGACAAGGCGCTTGGCGCGCTGTCCGGTCTTGCCAGCCTTGATGAACTTCTGCTGGCTCCAGGTCTCGCCATCGGTCGAATAACTGGTGTTGATCGTCGGATCTTCGCCAAAGGCCACAGATCCAGTCAGACCGACCAGTTCGAGCTGCTGGAAGATCGCACCGCGTCCCTCGTTATAAACGATCGTGGTGCCAAATTCCCAGCGCACCTTGCTGCCGTAGTGCGTGGAGATATCCTGCACGAGATAGCCAACATTGGTGTTGACCGGATCGCCGCAGAG